GGCGGGGAATCCTTTTGCACTTTACAAACCTGCCAAAAAAATTTATGCGGCAGCATAAATTTTTTTGGCAGGTTTGTAAAGTGCAAAAGGATTCCCCGCCCCCCCCTTCTTTTTTATTAGTAGTACCTATGCTTTTTTCTGCTTTGTGGTTATTGCTTTTACTGGGCTCCGCGCGGATTTCCGCTGGCCGTTCGCGGGTCATCCGCTGGCCGTTCGCGGGTCATCCGCGCTGGCCGTTCGCGGGTCATCCGCTGGCCGTTCGCGGGTCATCCGCTGGCCGTTTCGCGGGTCATCCGCTGGCCGTTTCGCGGGTCATCCGCTGGCCGTTCGCGGGTCATCCGCTGGCCGTTCGCGGGCATCCGCTAAACTTTTTTTACCTTTGTTTTGTGGCTTGTGGCAACCGTCCCCAATTTTTCGATTGACACGTTCGCCACTATTCCATTAGTTTCTAAAAATCAAAGCGTGGCGGATGCCACAAGAGGAGTAACAAACATGCTGCTAGTTGAAAAGTACCGTCCAACCCTAATCAAAGATTTTGTCGGTATCCCCAGTGCAAAGGAAACTGCAACCGATTTAGTGGCCAGTCCATACAGCTCCGCATGGTTGTTTGTTGGCAGTCCCGGAATGGGGAAGACAACCCTAGCAATGGCCATCGCGCATGAGTTGGGAGCTGAGGTTCACCATATCCCTAGTCAATCTTGTACCGTTGACACTGTAAAGCAGCTCCGCGCGAAGCTGGCATTTTGCCCGATGTTTGGCGCAAAGTGGAGTGTCGTGATTGTGGATGAGGCGGATGAAATGAGTTCGGCGGCGGAAAATGCTTGGTTGTCTATGACTGACTCCACCAACCGGCCAGAAAACACAATTATCATTTTCACTTGCAACGAAACAGAGAAACTAAAGTCCCGGTTCACGTCCCGGTGTGAGCAAGTTGTCTTTTCCTCTAAGGAAAAGAGTGGAATGAACAAACCCGCATCCGATCTGCTAGCGCGCGTCTGGAATGAAGAGACGGGCGGATTGTCCCCAGCTCCCAACTTTTCCACGATAGTAAAAGAGGCTAACAGTAACATCCGCGAAGCTCTGCAAGTGCTGCAAGGCCATGTCAGACGCGCTAAACGCGCATAGTCCGCGCGGGTTTCGCGCGCGATACGCTGGGGTCATCCTGAGCGTATGGCGCGCGCATCTTGCGCGGTCATGGCGTCATCATGGCGTCATGGTATAATCAACCTAACAACCGTGGCGGATGCCACAAGAGGAGTAATCAAAAATGTCTGTCTATGACGCGGTCACTGATCGCATTATCGAATCCCTAGAAAATGGCGTTATCCCGTGGCGTCGGGAGTGGCAAACTTCCGGTAAAAAGTCCGGTTTGCCATACAACCTAGTCAGCAACAAACCTTACCGTGGCGTGAACATCCTGACTCTGTTTTGCTCCCCGTATGCTTCGCGTGGATGGTGCACGTACAAGCAAGCGCAAGCTCTTGGCTATCAGGTCCGCAAGGGCGAAAAGGCTATGCCGATTGTCTTCTGGAAGTTTCCAACTAAAGCGGAGCTGGTTAAGAATCCTGATCGTAAACCGTTCGCGAAACCCTACTACGTTTTCAATATCGAACAACTGGATGGCGTCCCGGTGGAGCTGCCATTAGAGGCGGTGGCGTTTGACCCGATAGAAGAGTGCGAACGGGTTACGGCCGATTTTATGGCGTCGGCGTCGCATCCTGAGCTGAAGCATGGCGGGGATAGTGCTTACTTCTCGCAACGTCTGGATACTGTCCAGATGCCTCCGCGCGAAACGTTCAAGTCTGCTGGTGGATACTATGCCACTTTGTTCCATGAGTTCGCACACTCCACGGGCGTCAAGTCCCGGCTCGCGCGTCCCGAGTTCGTGGGCGGGTTCACATTCGGAGATGAGAATTATTCCCGTGAGGAGCTGGTCGCGGAGTTCGCTTCCGCGTTTCTCTGTGCCGAAACTGGTTGCTCGAATGAGGAGAGAATCGGCAATACTGTCGCGTACATTCAGAGCTGGCTTAAGGTCTTCAAGAATGACAAGAGCGTAGCGATAGAAGCAGCTCAGAAGGCTCAGCGCGCGTCGGACTTTATCCTGTGTCGCACCTTCGCTAGTGAGTCCGCCGGCGAGACTGAAGAGACGGAGGTGGCCGCGTGAGGGCGGCTCCTCTGTACCGTCCGGCGAACGTCGGTCTATTCGGGGAAACCCGAATAGACTACGCGGCGGCGGCTGACTCTTACAGTGCGGACGTAATCGCCATGAGTGCAACCGTTCGGCGTCCGTTCGAGCTGGACGGCGCGCGCTGGGTCTGCGTCGGTACTGGCGGGAACTTCACCACGTACACGTCAATCCGAATCTACAAACTAACCCCTGAGCGGGAGTTCGATGGCGTGGCGCGGTCTTATACGGGGAAGTGTCTGATTGACGGCGGCGAGTTCGCGCGGAATGACCCGAACGGGTTTTACCACGGGATGACGGTCCAGCATGGCGGTAAATGGTACGCGCTGACTGGTCCAGAGTTCGAGCTGCTGGCGGAACCAACTGAGGTACGCGGTGGGCTCTATCAGGATGAGGATGAGGAGCTGGCCACGGTCTCGGATGAGGACTTCGAGCTGGATTACTCGGATGAGGACGTAGAAGAGTACGCGGGGGACCAACTAACTTTTAGCCAGGTTGACGGCGCGGCCAGCTCCCAAGCGTTTGCAGAGTGGGAAGCAAAATACTATCCCGAACCTGAATTTAAATGTCCTGACTGCTGGGCTGAAAGTGTAGACGGTTCGGTTTGCGCTGGCTGTCTCGCGCGTCGGTCCGATGGTAGTCAGCTTTCGATGTTCTAAACTCGCGCGGATGACGCGCCAAACCGTATCTAAAAGGGGACTAGATGAAGCTCTTAATTGAAATTGATTTAGGCAATGATGCCATTCAACGGTACAGCCAAGCGCGTGCGCTGCTGCGCGATGCTGTTGGTCCAGCTCGTCGCGATGCCTCCCCGAAAGTTGGGGATGGTTCAACTCTGAACGATAAGAACGGGGTCCGCGTGGGCTCGTGGCGGGTGGTGGCCGAATGAATCAGCCCAACTTGTTTTGTATCTCGGATGAGGAGCTGGCGGCGGATCGCGCTGCGTTGTCTCCTGATGATCGCGCGGCGGTGGATGCGCTCCCCAGCTCGTTTGAGGACTCCCCAGCTCCTCCGGCTCCTCCTCATCTGTACGATTTGGCGGCTCCGGCTCCCAAGCATGACGCGCGGCTGGATGCCTATACGGGTCCATTTCCGCGCAAGCGTCATTACCATCGGTGTCCCCAGTGTCGGGCGAAGGGTAGCGGCGGCGTCCACTGCTACAAGTCCCGGTGTATGGCTCCGGTCCTAATGTCTACTCCCTGCCAGTGGTGCCGGACTTCCGTGGCTCCTGGGCGAACGACTGATGCGGGGCGGTGGCGCGCGGCTGCATACGGGGACTAAATACTTTTATGGCGTCATCATGGCGTCATGCTACAATCAATTTCAACGTGGCGGATGCCACAAGCGAAGGAGAAAAAATGGACCAACTTATCAACCTAGTCGATGCAATCACCATCATCAAAACCGCGCGGATCGCTGTATCCGGTGCTTCGGCTGTTGTCTGGAACAAAGTGAATAACGCGGCTGAATACCTAGATAAACAGGTGGCCGAACTACTCGCGGAATAGTAGCGAATGGCGCGCGGATCGTCTCCGCGCGTCTCTTCTTTAACCGTGGCGGATGCCACAAGTAACCGCGCGGGTCCGGCGCGGAATCCGGCCAGAAGGTATCAATGACAAATCTAAAGCTCCACGTCCCCCATCATCCCGACAGTTACAAGTCTTTCGAGTTCTTCTCTGCTGAGCTGGGAGAGGTCGTTAAGTTCACCCTCGAATACCACAAGCGGAGAGGCTACTTCGCAAAGTTCACTCCGGTCCGGCTCGAAGCTGGCGGCGTCCTCGTCTGGGAGATGTTCGGCAAACATAAGGATCGCTCAACCTACCTCCTCCTGGGCGGGGATCGTTTCAACTTCAAGACTCTGACCCAACTGGCAACCCTCTTCGATAACTCCGTCCCTTACCTCGTGGCCTTGTGGCTGAAAGACCACAAAGAAGCTGAGACAACCGTGGACGATATGATCGGGCGGTTCACTGAACTTGGCGGGGTGGCCTAATGACGCGTCAAACAATGATTCTCGAATCGCAACGTGCGGAGATGATCGCCAACTGGCGGCGTGGCTGTGAACTGGCTTCAGGTGAGCGGGACGGGGAGCATGACCCTAAGCCAGTCCTGAAGCTGTTCAACCCTTGCGGGGCTGCTACGTGGCTTCTGACGGAGCTGGTGGAGCATGAGGACGGCGTAGCCTTCGGCCTCTGTGATCTGGGACAGGGGACTCCTGAGCTGGGTTATGTTTCCCTTGAGGAGCTGGAAAGCGTCTCCCTCCCGTATGGCCTCTACATCGAGCGGGATATTCACTTCACTGCAAAAAAACCACTCTCAGGGTACGCGGCTGAGGCGCGGCGTCTGGGAAGAATTGAGGTCTGTTAATGGCTATCACTCATCGGCGCGCGATGGAGCTGTTGGTCCAAGCGCAAGTGTTTTTCCCTGCCATCGTCCCTTACTTGGGCGGTGGCGGGTTTCATATCTTCTCCGCGATGCGGGTTATAGGCTCCGGCTCCACGATAGACGCGGCTCTGGCGGATGCCAGGGCACGCGAAAATATCCCGTCCCTGCCTCCGCGTCCCCCCTTCCGCGCTCATGGCGTCGAAGTGGAGATGCGCGGCGAAGTCGTGGCCACGGCCAAGTCCCGAACCTTCGCGGATCGGATCGCGAACGCGCTGAACCTCTACAACCCGAACGAAAGGGGAATCTGAATGTTGTTCCGGCTCCTGCTGGTCTGTTATTGTGCTGGCCTTCTCTTCGGGTCGCTGGCCGCTATTGAGTGGCTGGTGGTTCGGATCGTCCGGCTGTGGCTGTCCGGCGTCGTCGCTGGGCTGGCTGCTTGTGCGCTGGCGGCGGCGTTCGCCGGCATCGTCAAAATGAGGCGGCTAATCGCGCGCTAACCTGTCTCTAAACCTATGCGGAACGGCCACGGGATTCGCTCCCGTGGCCGTTTGCATTTGGAAGGTACTTACCCCTGTCCGGCCTCTCACGGGCGCGTTGTGGGGCATCCTAGAGCGTCTTTTTAGGGCTTAAACGTCCCCTTGCGGATACTGAACACGTTTTCGGCTCCATCCAGTCCCTTGATAAACTTCCGGCCTCGTTCCAGCCATTGCAACAGCTCCACGGGGTTCCCCTTGGCGCGGCGGTATAGTTCGGCGTCGTCCTCCTCGTAGGCAATCAGGGCTCCGAAATTCTGGGGATAGCGCGGCGGGATCAGGACTCCCCCCTGGTTGACTGATTCAAGCGTGGCGGCGTCGGCCTTCTTCATTCGTTCAAGGTTGTCGCGCTCGATGACCACGAGGAGAATTGATTGCTGGAACTCGTCAATGTTTATCATCGCGGCGATCATGCTTGAACCTCCCGTGGGACCAATTTCATAGCCTCGGCCAACTGCCGTCCGATTTCTGCGTCCCCGAGCTCATCCGGTATTCCCTGCTTCCGGTTGGCCTCGCGCAAGAGCGGCAATCCTGTCTCGATGGAGTTCATAACCTCCTCGCGCGTGGCGGGTCGGCCTTTGCAGTACCACTCCGTTTTAAACGCTCTGCCAAGTTGGAGGAGGATTCCTTCACGGGCGTCGGCCTTTGGGATCGCTGGCACTCTCACAACTTCATAGCGGTAGGTGAACCAAAGCAGGGTGACTCCGGGGTTCCTGTCCACCATAATCCCCGCGTACTTGTCATTGAAACCCTCGGTGCCGTCCTCGCGGCGGATCATGTGAGGTCTCGAAAGAAACGGGCATCCGCGCGCGCTGAACTGGGCGCACTCTCGATGCGATGGTGCTTCGGAGCTGATCTTGTTAATCGAGCACATCGGTCCAATCACAAAAACCATCTCCCTCCACAGCTCTTTACCGCACACCCAACAAAGTCTTTCCTTGATGGCGCGGTATAGCTTGGCTCTGCTGGTCGCGCGAAACTCCGGCTCTCCGTTAACCCACTCCACAAACCACGGAACGGGGAAGCCTCGCTTGTCGATTGGTAGGTGTCGCATCGCGCGCGGAACCTCCGGTAAATGGGGGCGAAGTACCTGCATCTTGGCCCTTCTGTCTGCGGCTTCGTCGTCCTCCTCCTGACAGGGGCAACGTTGGCCTCCCGGTAGGTATCTGGTCCCCTCGCATTGTTCGCAGAGGATGATCTGTTCTTCTTTCGTCATCGCGGGATACTCCTTCTCATCTTGCCTATGTAGGCTCCGATTGCTTCGTGATCTTCGGGTGCCTCTTGCAGTAGCGAAGCCTTCAACTTGTCCAGCATCGCATCATAGTCTGCAAGTAACCTCTTCTTTTCCCGGTACAGCTCTATCCCTGTGATCGTCAACAAGACAACCTGGGCGAGTCCTAGGACGATGGCGATTCCGCTGCTCCAAGCTACGGCCTTGGCCATCGGTAGGTGTCGGTGTAGCGTGTCAGCAATCGTGATCCCTACTACCATTCCCGACAGAGCCCAAACTATCGCGATCTTGAAATGTACGCGCGGCATCGTTTGCCGTGGCGGTCCTTGCTCGTCTGTCATTCCTGATAGCCTCTGGGCGTCTTGTGAATCATCTGTCTTACTGGCTTCGACTCCTCGCCTTCCTGCTGGCTGAGGAGCTGGTGAAATGGGCATAAGGTTCCTCCTGGGTCACACAGCTTGTTGCAAAAACTGTCTCCGCTATGCTCCCGGTAGCGGCATCCTTCCGGCTCCGTCGTCGTAGGGCTCGTCATGCTTTTTCTCCTGTGTCGGGGTCGGTCCGGCTGGTCTCCACCTTCTCCATTTCGAGCTCGTGGCGGAAGTCTCTGAACTCCTGCATAAAAGCTCCCAGCGCGCCATCTGGAAGGTCCAGCTTGGAAAAGAATTTAACAACCATCGCGTCGGCCTCGGCGTTGTGGGTTGCGGTCAAAATGTCGTGGGCCACGTTGCGCGCCTGGGCGATGGTGAGCTGAGCAATCAATCGCTGGGCGTTGGCGATCTGGACGTATGGCACTCGATTCCGCGCGGCTACTATTCCCTGAACCCAGAAGGTTACTCCGGTCTCTTCCTCGCTCGGCTTCGGCGGTCCGGTGAAGTCGTGACAGTGGCCGCAATAGCCATACTCCTCATCCTTCGGATGGTGGCTTACCTTCGTGCATATTGGGCATGTAAAGGCCATTCAGTTCACCGATGGGAAAGCACCCCGCGCTCCTCCTCGTCTCTTATCTGGCTGTCAAACAATTCGAGCGTTTCGGGGCAGCAGGGAAGGAATAAGCTATTTAAGTCCTCTCTGGTTGCAATGCGGTGGATGAAGACGAAAACCTGTTTGTCATCCTCGGTTACTCCATTCCAGACGCGGCACTCAACCCCATCAATCGTCGTCAGAATCTCGGTTGGCTCAATCTGAAGTTTCATTGCTTCCCTCCCTTGAAATAATCACGTTCATTCTACCCATTCAATCCTCCTCGCCTTCATCGAAAAAACCGTCCTTACTTTCTCCGCGTCGCTGCCGGGGCAAAGTCCGGCGCCATACTCAAGGTTGTGGAGGAGCACAGCGCGCGCCTCGTCCTCGGTGATCTTCAGCGCGGCGGCGTACTCTCTGGACTCCTCGGCCAGCAAAGCGGCTCCCTGCTCCGGCGTGTTAATCTCGGAGTCGATTACTCCGCAGAGGATTTGCCCTATGCTTCGCATCCTGATTATCTCTACTCTCGTCCATCTTCTCGTGACTCTGGTGGCGGCTGGGGGGTTGTGGTGGCTGTCGTCGGGGCTGCCCCTGGCTTGGCGGGTGGGGATGCTGGTGGCGTTTGCGCTTGGGGTGATTCACTCGAAGCTGCGGAAGTGGGTTTCTTCCTCCGAAACTGCGCGGCTTTCACGCAAGTCGCAAAATGGCTCTCAGCCTTAGAATCGTGGGCTGGCATCGGGTTCATGGGGATAAAGTCCCCCTTGGGCGTGTGCCATAACTCCATCGGCTCCCCACAGGGACACGTCTTGTTGGTGTGGTAGGCGTATCCGGCCTCTAACAGCTTCGCTCTGGTATCTGGAAATGGCATCAGTCCCACCAATCGGGCAACAGGTTAAAGTGCATCCCGCTATAGTCGGTATCGGATTTAGTCGGTAGCCAGTGAATCGAGTCGTTCGGTCCGCGCTCATAGTGCGCCATGCGAAGCGGTATCTTGCCCTTCAGCTCTGGTCCTTTCATCACGACACACACAGCCTCGTGCCAATACTGCCGGGGCAGGTTCTTAACCTCTCCTCCGAATCGCGCGGTCAGTACGCGGGTGTATTGCTTCCCCCAGGCCTCCACGCCTATCTCTTCCAGCTCCGGGATTCCCAGAAACTTCGCAACCTCCGGTGAAGTTGTCCAGCGTACATCCGTAATCAGAACGACCAAACGGGTGAAGCTCAGCTTGGCCAGCGCGCTTACGTTTCGCATGACGTGATATTTTTCTGCTTCGTCCTTCCACAGTGCGGGGACTGTCGCGGCCTCGAAGTTCTGGCCGATCATAGTAAGACACTGGGGAAATTGTTCCTCTTTGCTGTAGGGGATACCTGTGCGAACGTCTTTAGCTTTGAGCATCAGCGCGTCTAGCAGGTCATCAATCTTTTGGTCGGTAATTACCATTGGTCCTCGTCCTCATCGTTGTAGATTCTCCATGTTTCATCCCGGCCAACTGTCCACAGTAAAAAGTGTCTCCATCGCGGGGGGATGAGTGTCTGTAGGCGAAGTTTCTTGTGATTCGCGCGCGCTTGGCCTTCCTTTTCGTAGCGGACTTGTAATAGCTGATCGTGGGGGAAGCGTCGCTTTTTCTCGCGCTCCTCGGCCTCGGCTGCTTCGCGCTCTCCCTTCGTCATCGAGGTTGGCGATAGTAACAACTGTCTCGCCAGTTCGCGGTCCCCCGGCGCAAACAACATCGTCTCGAACAAAATGGGTGGGCCTTGCATAAAAAAATTGTGGTCCAGTCCTAGAAAGACGGTGGAGAGCCGTTCGCCATACGGAGTCGTGTGTTGGGCTACGCTGCGGTCTTCGTTCTCAAACAACATCGCCCACTTGAGAAAAGCTGGCATCAGCTCATCGCCTAGAATCGGCGTTCCGTCGCGGTAGTAGTGGGTTGGGCGGTGCGGCTTGAATCCGGCGTCGGCGGCGGCGGCGAAGAGTTTATTAAAATCTTCGTCTAGGCTGAAAAGCTGCTCGTCCATGTGCTCGTCGCTGTCCATCTCTGCTCCGATTGTAGGGGCGGGGAGTGACGGCTAGCTTCGCCACTCCCCTCTCTGCCTTACTCCGGTTCGACTACAAACCGTCTCAGGCTTTGCAGCTCGGGGTTAGTCCTCCGCTGCAAATGTCATTTAATCAACTGGCCTTGCTTTTCGTTCTTGCTCTTTCGCGCGGCCTTCTTCGCTGGCGTGGCGGCGGCGGCGGTGTCCTGCTCCGCGTTCACGGCTTTGATTGTCCCGTCCTCTAAGAAGATGCCTACCTTCCCCGTGGTATCAACTACCTCGCTCAGAATTTGGAAGTTGTTCTCGTGGGCCATCTGCTCAAGGATGGTCCAGCCATTCTCATCCAACAAGCTCCCCTCCCGAATCAGGAGGAAACGAAGGTCCGGCTTCCCTGCCATGCCGATAGCGGTTGACACTCTGATCTGCTCCGCGCTCGAAGCGTCGGCCAGGGGGATACCGTTGTAGGTGACAATCTTCTTCGGGTTCTTGCGTTCGCGGCCACTCGAACCCTCCTCCACGGTATCGAAGCTCAATCCCTTGACGGGAAACTTCGCCTTCTCAAGAGTGCGCGCGATGGTTAGCTTGCGGACTCGCGTGGCATCCTCTAGGGCTTTCATCTTGTCCTTGATTCCATCCACTTCGTTGTCCAGCTTCGCGCGCTGCTCCCGGTTGTTGTTGTTGACGGTCACGCGCTGGTTGGTGGTGGATGCTGCGCTGATCCGCTCGTCCAGCTCATGTCTGTCCTTGTGCGCGGCCAGTGGCTTCCACGCGGCGATTGCTTCGTTGCGCTTCCCCAGGTCCGCGCTGTCGGCATCGTTGGCCTTCTGCATCCGGTCCAGCTCCGCGCGAAGCTGGCCGATGCGCTGGGTCCGGTCCTCGATCGCTCGGACAACCTGATCGCGCTCCCTCTTGTGATCCTCGCGTTCTCGCTCCTGCTGGTCGATGGCGCGGTTGTGATCGGTGACGGCGCGCGCCTCGGCCAGTAGCGCGTCAATGTCTACCGTCTCCGTGGCCAGCGTCTTATCAACGGTGAGCTCATCGCGCGCGTGTTCCTTCGCCTTCGCCTCGGCCTTGATCTTCTTCAGGGTCTCGCTGTCGTTCTCGTTCCGAGTCTCAAGGTCGTCTATGTCCTCCTCCATCTTGACAAGTCCCTTGAGTACATCGAACTGCTCCTCCGGCTTCATCCGCATAAACTTCAGCGGGTCGAACCCCAGGTCTCCGGCCATCCCTGCCAGCCAGTCGTCCGGAGCCTTCAAGAGCGTCCCTGTGGCCTTCGCCTCGATTTCCAACCCGCCTCCCTTCTCATCCAGTCGGCGGGTAACGATGTGGCTGTTGGTCTCGATGCGGAGAAACCCTTTCTTCTGGCCTTGCCGGAGTAGGTGGGGTGGTACGGTCTTACGCGGAGCCAGGGCGTTGAAAATCGCGTCTATCGCGGAGGTCTTCCCGGCTCCGTTGGCTCCTGAGATTTTGGTGATGAAGCGGTTGGGTACGAAGTCAACTACCTTTATGTTTTTAAAGGCTTCTGCGGTGACTCGGATGATGAACTGGGACTGATCGGCCATTTTTACTCTTCTTCCTTGCTTGCGGCGGGGTTAGTTGACTTGCGTTTCGGTGTCGCGCGCGAATTGGAAGTCTCCAATCCGTTCGCATTGTTCAATGAAGTTGCTGGCCTTCCCCCAGGTCTGCGCGGATTCCGTCCCCCAGCTTGTCGATTTTGTCTCCGAGTTCTTTACGATCCGCGCGCATCTCGGTATGAAGATTTTCGCGGAGTGCATCAATTTTCGTGTCCAGTCGGCTGCTTTGAATCAGGGTAGTTATCCATGCCAGAATCACAAGGATTGAGGGAATGGCTATGGCGGTATAGAGCTGTGAGTTGTTCAACGTGTCCCCGCTTTCTTTCGAGGAGCTGCTGTGGGCCTGTCGCCGTTATTGTCGGGTTTGTGCTGGGAGATGTAGGTTGCGACGATCTTGTTGAGCATCGAGGAGCGGTCTCTATGGTCCGCTTCCGCAATCTCATCCAACCTCGCCACGTTGTTAACGGGGCATCTAAAAGTTAGTTTGGTTGTATCCATTCTGCCAGTATGCGGGGGGAGTTATTGTCTGTCAATAGGCGTGTTACATGGACAAAAATAGGCCGGGGAGTATCCCCCGGCCTGGATTGGCAACACCGTTTCTCGTATGAATCCCGAATCCCTGCTCAATTTGAGAAACGTGGTTTAAGTTTAACCCTTTTTCACTGGCATTTGACGGTGACGGCTCCGGTGGAGTCGATGGTTCCTACGCAGTGCATCAGCGGCGGCGTGACGGTGACGGGCGGCGGCTGCACTGTAAAGGTGAAGGTATTCGTTGGCGGCGGGATCGGCGTGGGGCTGCCTCCGGTTGGAACAATCGTTCCCGGTGCTCCGAGTCCCTGGGCTGCGCTGGTGGCCGTGAGGTTGGTGTTGTAGTTGTCTAGTGACGCCTCGCTGGTGAACGTCGGTTGATTGACAAACTGAGGATCGGCCTCCTTCTCCCCCTCCACAAGCGTCAATCCCTTGAGCCCGTAGTAGAGATTCCCCGTTCGCACAATCGAGCCCAACTCCTTCGTCTCGTTGCATCCTCCGGTACAGTAGGCTCCCGGCTGGCCGCGCGGTCCGGTGTATCCAAGCGTGATGTTGTCTGCCATCGTCAGCTTGCTATGCGCGCAAGTGTTGGCGTCTCCGCAAAGAATGTCATAGGTGGTTGGCGAGTAGGTGATGATGGTGTTGTGGGAGAGGGTCATCGAGGTTGTGTCATAGAACACGAGCGCGATGGCATCGTTGGCGCGGCAATAGTCTTGCAGGTTCGCGTTAAAGCTGGCTGGCTGGCCGGGGAATGGCGCGGAGAGTCGCGCGCAATTCGCAACGATTGTGCTGTCCGTCAAGCTGGATCCGTTGTTCGCTGGTCCCCACTTGAACTGACTCCCATTGTTGCCGTAGGACATTGAGTGGGAGACAACCTGCTTACAGGCTCCGGTGTCATTGTGGAGCATGTCGTAACCGTCCTGGGTGTTGTACCGGAAGATAGAGTTGGTGACTGTCGCGCTGACACAAGTACCTGCTGGCGTCCCGATGCCATCGCCATAGCCTCCGCTGCTCTGGCTGTAACAGGCCACGGCTCCGGTGCCTGGGTAGGCTTGGTTGCATCCGTTCCACTCGATGATGAGCCCGTTGGCTATGAGCTGCGCGTTGACACTTGCGCGCGCGGTGCCGTCGTCAAAGTCCCATCCGGCTCCGGCGTTGTAGGCAATGTCCACGTTGTTCGCGGTGATCGTTCCTCCAATCGGTCCGATGATCCCGCGCGAAGTGAACCCGTGAATCCACAAGTCCTGTAACCCAATGTCGTGTGTGCTGGTGTTGGTGACAATGCCGTTCTGCGCGAAGTCGTCCATCGGGTAATTGCTGCTGCAATAGCTTGGCAGGGCTGGCGCGCCGATGCGGACGCATTGGGAGTGCCGCGTCATCTCGATTCCATCAAGGTCCACAAAGCTCGCGCCCGACAGGTCGAAGACGGCAAAGGCTCCGTAGCCTCCGAAGATTTGTGTCTTGTCGCTCCCGGCTCCGATGAACATTGTGTGGTGGCTGGCTGTGCCTGACGGCGGCGGCGGCAAAGCGGGTGCGATGGGATTCCCGGCAATGGCCACGGAGTAGCCGTTAGGTAGGGTGTAGTCTTTCGAGTTCGGTCCGGTGTAACCGACGCGATACTTCCCCGCTGCGATATGAACGATATCCCCTCCGGCGATAATCCACGGCTGCGCTACGGTGGTGTACTGGCCGTTGTAGGCCAAGAATCGAACATCAGCGAACGGGCAATGTTGGCCTGGTGCGGTCCCGTTCGGCGCATCCGGTCCCTTGCCGTCGCAGATGCCTTGCGGATTGATTGCGGAATCGTAGCGAGAGCTGCCCTTCACGGCGTCGATGTACCAGTTGGTCGGCGTGGGAGCTGATCGTTTGCATCCGACAATCCCCGCTACGGCCGTAGCGAGAAGGAGGGTGGCGAGTTTGAACGGAGTCATTTCTTTTTCCCTTTCGCGGTTGGCTTCTGTTTCGCTCTGATTGCTTCACCGAAGGTTGGATCATTCGGTTGAATATCGGTGACAATTTCCAGCGGGGGAATGTCGGCGCGAACGGCTTTCACTTCCCAATAAAACTTCTGTATCGGCTGCGAGGATCGCACCTTGAACTTGCCGTCGATCACACGCCCTGCGGCGATGAAGCCGACTGGCCCGTTGTCATCCTCGAAGAGTGCGGTTAGCTGTACGCTGCGGTCAGTCGCCATCACAAGGTTCTCGAAATAATCGGGCAACGTTATTTCACAGGTGCCTTCAGCGGTGACGCCTTCCCCACGGTAGAAGACGGCACACTCTGGCCCCTCGATGCAGGAGTGCGCGAGGTACTTGGTGTCATCGAGAGGATGTACCGTGAGAAAGTTTTTCGAGCCGTTGTAGACAATGAAGGAGCTGTTGTTCACCTGAACAGTTCCCCCGGTTCTGTTGTTGTTGATATAAAGCCTTCCCCCTGCTCCCCCGTCGATGAAGGTTGTCCCGCCATCCTGCGAAAATTCAAGGTTGTTCGTGGAAGATGGGATTGAGAAATGAGTCGTTACGATGGTTTGGAAGGTCGCGTTTCCTGCGTCGTCAACAGAGGCAACCTCCGCGCCAGTGGTGCCGTTGCCAAAATGTGTTCCCCCGGTTCCAGAGCTCCAATTCAGATAAGTACCGTTTGAGGCTCCCCCCTGGACTACGAGGTTGCCAGTGGCTTGAATCTGCCCGCCTATAGTCATGTTGTTTTGCAAAGTCAGATTCCCATTGCTCTGAAGGTCTCCGAAAATCGCCATCGTTGTTGTGCCGCCAGCGGCTCCCGGCTGGCCTACGATGAACGACCCTCCACCATAGGGCTGCACCTGAATGGTGCCGTCTCCTACTCCCTGCCTCATACATTCAATGATGAGATGGCCGTTGTTGCCAGTGCCGATAGTCGATGCCATTTTGAAAAGTGCTTGCGTCGGACTGCCTGTGATCGCGTAGCTCTCCCCCAGTGTCATCAGCGTCGTGAACGTAGAGGATAGAGGCGCGTTCTGTAGGGATAGTGACGTTGCTTCGACGTTCCCGCTGCGGTCAATCAACGCGACAACTTTGTTGTTGGCTCCGCTTCCGTCTACTCCTGACCAGAAGCGATACAGCCCCGCTGCTGTGGTGCCCCATGCTGAATCCGCGCCAAACTCGATGTGTGCCGCCGTGCTGAATGGCGAGAGTCTGAGGTCTCCTACGGCTCCATTCGTCGCGACATACGCGGTTGCCCCTGCTGGTGCGCCACTAACGCGGGTGTCATAGAGTCCAAGCGTGCTCACGAGTAGCGATGGAACGGTCTGCGAGACTGTGAAGTTATTGTTTTTGTTGTTGAACGCAACTGTAGCGGGGTTGATAGGTGCTCCCCACGCGGTTCCGGTGGATACGGGTATTCCTGCGCCTGGGTAAGTCGCAAGGGTCTCAGGGTCGATAGAAGTGTCCCACGCGGTTCCGGTGGATACTGCAATCCCGGCCTCGGGGTAGCTCCCTCCTCCTCCTCCTCCTGAGTTGGCGAAGGTGCGAACGGGTGAGCCGTCCACGTTGGCGGCGGCGGCGTTGAGTGTCTGATTAACTTGGAGGTTGTCAGCGTAGGCGGTTCCGGCGTGGAGCGTGTCGCTGGCTGTGATCGTGTCCGCTGTGATCGTGGTCGCTGTGATGGTGTCAACTGTGAGGTCGGCCACGGTCAGATGCAACGGCGTTGGAGTATAGACGCCTCCAATCCAGCTATAGGTCTGCGTCTGCGGCTGGCGTTCGTCAACGATGTAGACGGCGGCGGCTCCGTTCACAACTGCCGCTATGGTATCGCTTCCGGCGTAGCCTGCCGGAATAACCACTTGGAACCCGCCTCCGGTTTTAACTGCGAAGTCTACGGCGTTCTGAATCGTATGCAAGTAGCCTTCGCCAACATAGAGCGTCTGGTTTATCTGCTGCGTTGTGGTCGGTCCTACAAGAGTAGGTGCGCTGCTCATAGCTGCCTCCGATTAGTTCCATGTGCCGGGGATATTCGCCAGCAACAATCCTCCGGTGAAGCCGATGAAGTTCTGGACGGTGGTGGAGTTCGCGGCTGGGTTGACGCGCGCGGCGTTTCTGCAAACGGGTGGCCAGGTGAAGAGATGGTTTCCTGCGGCGTCCTGCTCGATGATGACGGTGTAGAGCTGTCCCGGCGAGATGTTCTTGACGCGCGGCTTCAGTACATCGTTCTGCATGTTAATCACCCAGCACACGGCGGCGAGTCCATCCAGCATCAGAGCCCCGCTTGAATCGAGAGTGAGCGTCGGGCGTGTCATAGGTTGTAGGTTCCTGCTCCGATGGGTAGGAGCTGATCGGGAGCCAGAGCTATAAAGGTCTGGACGGTGAATGAATTTGGATCGAGGTCTACTGGCGTGGCGTTGGTAACTCCGGCTGGCCAGGTGAAGATATGCGCTCCCTGTCCGTCCTGCTCGATGATGAAGGTGTAGAGATTCCCTTCCACGAGTCCCGAGACTGTGGCCGCGGCGTCTCCGATTAAGAGAATGTGCCACGAAGTTAAAATGCTGCCGTCGAAGTTGGGAGCTGCGCTGTACGGTACTTCAAGCAGGTAGTTTGTCAGCAGCGGCGGTAACGGCGGCGGCGGCTGGTTCGGATCGTAGGGCGGGATGAGGTTGAGGTCGTAGTCCGCATCTGTGCTGATAAAACGGTAGGCGTTCACCTGAATAATGTCGCCGTTGCTGTCTTTCACGGTGACGGTGTAATAGGTGCCGTCCGGCACAATATCATCGTTCCCGTCAACGTCGAAGGTGAAGGTTCCATCTGGGTTTATCGCCACTCCATCGTCTGTAACGCGCGCGCCAAGTCCCAGGGCGTTGATACGCGGTACTTGGCTTCCGTATCCGCAGAGCGCAACTTCGATGGTTCCCGGTTCGGCGGTTTCATTCAGAATCGTCTTTAGTGTTCCGGTGATCGTCGGCATAGTCTCACCCAAAGAAAGTAAGCTGTCCCACTGTGGCTAAACGCGGGTGTGATTCGAGGTCATCCAGCACGTGTTCTGTGAACCATTCGCGGTTGATATTGTGCAGCTCGGCATAGTAGAGGCTGGTTCCGCTTTCGTTGTTAATGTTCGAGTCGTCGGCGGTGCCGTGGTAAACCTCATCCACTCTCCGCATCAGCTCTCGAAAATTTCCGTCGCGCGGATCGAGGGGGACATAGTTTTTCGGCTGGACGGTTCCGCGATAGTCCGGCGCGCTGTCGATGACGCGGAGCCAGTCGCCTCCCTGCCATCCGGCCTGTACGCGATTGGCGAGTGTCTGGGCCACGGCCAGCATTACCTCCACGCCTCCGCTCGAATACGCCTCTTCGATTACGAAGTCCATCAAGCGGCTCTTAACGTAGCTCTCGAATGTCATTGCGTTTTCGCTTTCTGGCGTTGGTCCTCTTCTTCTTCACACTGCTTGATTGCTTTGTGCTGGGCCTCGGGTAAAAGTTTTTGCAGGGCCAGGGCTACGCATTGCATCTCCGGCGTCGGCGGTACAAGAATCACGATTGGTCTGAATCCTCCCCCTGAGAGGATGAGCGCGTTGTGGCATCCGGTGATCGCGATTAGAAACACTAAGACGGTGGCCGCGCGTCTCATCTCCCCCCCCTGCGTTAATCGTTCATTGTGAAGTTCACAAGCTCCAACTCTGCTGAAGCTGCCTCTCTCGCCCGTGTCGCGTCGCTGCTTGCGCCAAGCGCAAACACGATAACGGGGTCGGTGTTCTTCTCAATCCCTTGGAGGTTGTGAGTCAGACCTGCATCCGCCACTGGAAAGTCAGCTATGTTTGTGGCGAAGGTGCCTTGTAGTTTGCCGTTATCAAGATTGAACATCAGCCTCGAACCTTGCAGCATGAAGGAGGTTGTCGCGAAGTCCTCGCTTCCGCCTATCGCTGCTGGCTGCGAAGTGGCGATGTCGGTCCACTCGCTTATATCCATCGCGGAGTCCTCGGGCGGGAGTCCTGGCCGCGCGTAAAGTGTCAGTACCAGATTCATCGCAACCTTGGGAGATACACGTCCGGTTGCGGTGATGTTGAACAACTCAAGGTCGAATCCTGACGCGCCGGACACGGAGACCATTGCGGGAATGTTCGGGTTGTCGCGGTGCGCGAAAAGATGAGGTTCCGTGTCGGTCAGTTTCAGTGGGGCGGCTGGCGGTGCCTTCGTGATGGTGGACATTTTTATTTCTCCTTGTAGTTTCTCTGTCGATAGCTCTGAAGCGTTTCGCAGTAAAGCGCGCTGGCTTCGTTCTGAACCACTGGACCAAAGGCGCGGTCTACTTCGTCCTCGGTCAGCACGTCGTTTGTGATAAGGGCCAGGAGCGCGGTTCTCCATCCCCGGTAGCGTTCGCGGATCGGTACGTCAAACTCATCGAAGTACATCAGGCTCCACTCCGGTCCGCAGTCCCATTGCAGACTGGTGAAACACTTCGGGATGCGTTCTCCGTTGTCCGTCACCCATGCGCTGATACCGATGCGTCCGGCGTTGGTCTCGCTTGTCCCCTTGAGGTACACGGCCTCGCCATGAAGCCATAGGCGCGCTGTCGATCGAGGTTTCGGTTTCAGTACCAGAAGGCCAGTCTCGTCGCTCGGAACCCATACCCAGTCCACGGCGGGTTCAATGCTGGCGGCTACTCCTGCGGCTTGCAGCTTTCGGATTACATCGTGAGGGTGAAGGATGTTCACAAGACGCATCTCTTCGTTCTGGCGTCCCTTCCATCGCTCTTGGCCTTTCCATCGTCGCGCGTGAGCTGAGCGATAGTTCTCCTCGAATAGCTCCTGCTCGGCCTCGATGGTCTGTTGACTCGAAGGGCGGTCATCGTACTGCAATTCAATCTGCGGCGTCGGTAGCTCGTCATCGTAGCTGGTGGTAACGCGTTTCAGATTGGAACCTACATTGCCGGCCTCGTGGCTCATGGCTGATCCTCTGGCTGCTGCTCTTGCTTCTTCGGTTGCGTTGGCTGGTTCTTCATCGTGGCTATCATCCGCGCGGCCAGGAGCGGTCCGGCTGTGCGCGGCGGTAGATTCTTTTCGACGGCATAAGCAAACTGCCGTAAAAAAGTTGGGTCCGAGATGAGCTTGTTGGCTAGAAACGTTCTGGTCCCGGCGATTCCCCCTGTGATCGCGGGTCCGCTCAATGCTCCTCCGGCGGCTCCGAGTCTATGGGCCACAAGCAAGCCAACCTCTCCGGTGGTCAGGACTCCGCGAACTCCGTGATAGTGCCTCTTCATCGTCGTCAGGATTGTCTTAGCGAGTCCCTGTGATTGTTCCAGTCGCTTCGATCCGTCAAAAAGCACACCGATTTTTTTCAGGTTGTCCATATGGTCCTGGCCGATGGTGCGTTGCAGGACTTGGCGGTTGGTGTCGGTCCCGCGAAACCCCTTGTTGTAAAAATCTTCGAGCTGCTGGTTGAAATTGTTCTTCGGGTCAAAGACGCGCTGGCCTACTCCGCGCGCCTCCTCTGGGCGCGTGATCGCGTTGAAATGCTTTTGTAGAAGGTCATCGAGATTCTGCATGACGATCCCATCCTGATAGCCACTCCGCGCCTGTTGCCACTCGTCGGGGGAAACAGTGGTCCGGTATTTGTCGAAGAAATCCATTTGTTTTTGCTGGTTCTCATCGAGCTGGCTTCTCAGCTCGTCCAGTTTTCCGGTGGGGTTCTCTCCGTAGATTTGTTTGCGTAGTCTCTTCTCTTCGTCGCGGAGCGAACTAAATGTTTCGTCGCCTCCTTCCTTCGCGGCGGCGTCGGCTACTGTCCAGAAACGTCCGTAGGTTCCCTTCAAATGGTCGGCGGCTTCGCTGAGGCTCGAAGTGTTGCGCGCAATGTCCACTGGATCGGGCGCGCTGAAGTGGGGTTGCGATGCGGCGTAGTCGTCAAAGCGTCGGAGCTGCCCTTGCAGGTCATCGCGCGCGTCCGTGATCTGCTGGTGCTGCCTGACTCCCATCTGGCCAACGGTGTCGTCGTCGTTAAGAATTTGGTTGTATTGCGAGAGCTGCTGGCGCGCGCGCGCCTCGCTCATCCCGTCGCCCTTGTCGGTGAAGATGACAGATGGAGGTCCGGTCTCGCCTTCTACTGCTGTCTCTGTGCCTGGGCGCGCGCTGGTGAGGTACTGGTTGATCGGTTCGCGGTGGCTCCCTTGTTGGGTCGGCGGCTCTGCAACCTCACGCGGCGGCGGCGGTTCTTCTCCCGCGCCTCTGAATCCCACGCCACGATAGTCCGGCGTTCCGGTGGGGCTCCCCTTGCCTTCAACAGTGCGTGTCCCTATTTGCTTTTTGCGCGCTGGCTGTAATATCTGGCCCTCTTTGGTCGGCGTCGTCTCGGTTGCGGCGGCTCCTGCTGTGAGTCCTCCTCCCCCTGGGAGCTGGCGTGATGGCGGAATAATCTCGCCTTCCGGCGCGCGCGCGGCGTTGGTGCGGTTAATCGAATTGACTACACCTGTCTGGGCCATGTTGCCGAAAGCTTCGTCCACGGCTTGCGTTGCAGGGTCTTGTCCAACTTCCTTGAGGTTGCGGAGTAGAAGGTCTCCCGTCTTCGGGTGCGTCTCGAAGTTCGCTCCTGCAATCGGCTTGACTCCTGGGCTCCCGCGTCGGACGGCGGCGGCGGTCTCGCCTAATGCTGCCCCTCCTGCTCCGAGTACGCCTCCCGCTACTGCTCCCGTCTTCCCGGCCTCTTGCGCTTGCTGCTCGTCTCCGGTCTTCAGTAGGGTTTGTCCGTATTGTTCGACTCCGGCGCGCGCGGCGGTCTTCCCGGCTCCGATACTCACATTGAGCATCGAGCGGAGAAACGGATACTTCTCCATGAAGGCTGAAACGTCTTTGCCGAATCCAAATTTTTCCGCAAGACTCAATCCCTTGGCTTCGCCTTCTCCTCCCGGAATCAGCGCGGCCTCTAGTCCGGCCTCGATGATCTGGCCTATCTCCTGCTCTGGGTTGCTGCCTATAGATTTTTGGCGAACCCAATCTGTGAAGTGCCGGAGCGTCTGACTGTAGGGGATCGCTTCCCCAGTGAAGGGCATCCCGTTCCCGCCTTTGTAGTAGTCGGTATTCAGCATGTCCAGAATCCCGGCTCCGCTGGCGGCGGTCCCTTTCGCAAAACCTTTCGTTTTCTCCCAGTCGCGTTTTGCTGATTCAACGGTGGGATTGCGTCCCGCTGCCAGGTCCGCGCGGTATTGGTCTAACTCGGTCTGCGGCTGCTGCTGCCCCACTAATCCAGCTTCAAAACCTGCTGGCATATCATCACCAGTCGGCGGCGTCGGCGGCGTCGATGGCGGCTGCTGCTGCCCCACTAATCCAGCTTCAAAACCTTGCGGCATCTGTTCTTCTGCCATACGCGCCTCATTCGTTCACTACTTTAAAGTTGTGAGTCTTCGCCCACTGAATCATCGGGCCAGCGTCATTGTGCGGGTGTACGTTCCTCCAAACGTTCGCGTCCCAGGTCGCGCCTTTTCCGTCTGCCGTTGCCGATACTCCTTTTGGTGTTGCGGCGGCGGGGGCTGGTCGGGCGGCTGGTGCGGCTCCGGCTGCGGCTGGTGCGGGTGTTGCAGCTACTCCGGCGCGGCTCAGAATCTCGTCTCCTCCCGGTAGTTTCTTTAGCGTGTCGATGGATTCCGGCGTGAGGAGCTGGTAGTTTTTCCCCGGCGTATTTAATCCCTCTTGGAGCTGGCGGTTGATAATTCCCAGTCTCGAAGCCAGCATGTGCGCGCGGGTTCTGAATCCTCCCTCTTGCGCGGATCGCGGCTCATTGATTCCCGCGTGTTGGCGATATTGATTCACTTCCGTCTGCGTCGGCGCGCCTCCCTTGAATACGCGCGCCATCTCGCTCGCCACGCCTTCGTTCGCGTCTTCGTACCCGCCGTAGGCTCCCTTTACTTCCTTGTCTCCGAATCCCGCTGTCATGTGATATTGCTGTTGCGCCCAGTTAGTCGCGGGGTACTCGCCGGGGTTAACCTGCTGCATCCGGTCCCACATCTCCCCCATGTGCTGAATCGTGAGGTTGAGCGCGTTGCGGCTGTTCGCAATCTTGCCGTCTCCGGTTGCGCTCTTAACCACGTCCCGGCGCGATTCATAATGCGCGCTGTCCCAATCGGGATAGACAGAGGAAACAAGTTCAAGGAACGGGCCGCGCTCTTTACCGCGCGGGAGTTCCTTGCTCTCGTCTGCGAGATAGTTCCCGAAACGTCGGACCAGGTTGGCTTGTCCGGCTGGGAGTCCGTCTAAAACCTGCTGGCCTTGCGGCGTCGGCTGCTTGGTGATCTGGCCGATGAATCCCTGATCGTCCGAGGATATGGGTGTTGCTCCTTTGGGTAACGTGGAAAGAAGAGGGTTCCCCTCCCCTGCGCCTTCCTTGCCTTTTAGCGTCTCTTCATTGCTGAGCTGCGTCTTGTACTGCTGCCAGAGTCCGGCTTTCTTCGTGGGATTGGTCTCCTGTCGCCATGCATCAAGCGTCTTGCCGGAGGTATCGAGCGGCTTCGCGTCTGGCCCTTTCTCATCCTTTTCCGCGCTGGCGAAGTCCTTGAGGTTGCCGTAGAAATTCTTCATCATGGCGATATTGTGGTTGTTAATGTTCTCCACCGTATCCGCGTTTACAGGGGCTATTTCACTCTTCAGAGTCGGCTTCCCATCGTCGTCTTTGCCGATATAAAAAGAGTCCATCGGCTGAGTGTTTCTGCGCTCCTCCCATGATCGGTCTGTCAGTACCATGTGGAGCTTGTGGTCCGGTGCAACCACTGGCCTGAGTACCTGATTACTCTTCCCTAAAAAGGCATCCATCGCGCCGGGATTCTTCTTCGCAACGTTCATCGCTGCGTTCGGGTCAGAGGGGTCAATCGGGCCTAAATCTTCGGCGTTCGGACTGGTCTGAAGCGTCTTCAAATACTTGCCCAAAACGTCCGCTGAAGCTTGGTTAAATTGCAGGTCATTCAGCTTGCCTTGCTGGGCCAGCATGTAGGTCTCTTGGGTCAGGTGAATCCGGTTCGCTTTGGCCAGTAATTGCTTGTTGCTGAAGTCCACGGATTGCTGTGCTTCCTGCTTGTCTTGCTGGGGCTTTTGGAGTCCATATTGCGTCCCTGCTGCGGCGGCTCTTGCGGCTCCCCCTGGGCCTTGCGAATTGGCTAGTCCTTGGGCGGCTCCCCCCAGTGCGGCGGCGGCGATTCTCCCCCACTTTTCAGTCTCCGTGGCGGGGACTGCTTGGAGGGTCATGCTCCCGTCTTTATCGGGGATCATTTTTAGGGTTGTTCCGCCTCCCAGAGCTGTCGAAACCGCATGGAGCGCGCGGCCTATCCAGTTCAAATGCTCCCCCACGTCGGGCGGGGTCGGGGTGGAGGGTGGCTGGGCGTCAGACGCGGAGCCAGGAGCCAGCATGTTCGCGGCGGCGGCGGACTGGCTGGGGTCAACAGCCGACGCGGGATTAATCATGGAGGTTCCATCGTCGGGCGGCGGCGTCGCTGTCGGCGGCGTGGCTGGCTGCGAAGTAAGGGGATTGATACTGTCTTCTGCCATGATCGCCTCCTAAGGTACGGCCTTTCCGAAGAGTCCGCCTGCTCCGGTGGCGGCTCCGGCTACGGAGCCAAGCGCGCCGAAGGCTGCTCCCCACGGGGCGAAGGCGGATGCGGCTTCCGCAGTCGCGGAGGTCGAAGCGGCTGAACCTGCTCCGGTGGCTTGTCCCGAATATGCGTTTGGGTTGATTAGTCCGGCTGTGGAGCCTAGAACGCTGGCGGCGGTATTCCAGTTTTGGTAGCCCTGCGCGTAGTTCGCCTGGGTGATCTGGTTCTCCCCCTGAGCGCGCTGGGCGGCGGCGGCGGTGGTGTTCTGGGCCAGAATGTTCGAGCTAACGCTAGACGGTAGAAGGGTATTGCCTCCCCCTCGGGCGGCTAAGAGCTGGGCGGTGGCCTTCTGTGCCTGGGCGTAGTCGGTGGCCACTCCCTCGGTATTCTGGGTCCGCAGGGCGGTGTCCTCGGAGGGGCTGAACCCGGTCTGCGAAGGTCCAGCCTGAAGGATTGGCAGGTAAGCGGAGGTCAGCGCGCCCGTAATCGCCTGTTGCTGGCCGAAAATGGACGTGTACTGGTCGGTAAGCGTCTGGTAAAACTGCTTTTGCTCGGCGGTGATTTCTGTCTGGTCTGAATTTGTTCCGCACATTTGCCCCTGTCCTACCTTCCTAACCCGTTTGTGGGAACACTCCCCATACTCTCAGGCTGTATTTCTTTGGTCGGATTGGTGCCTAGCTTCAAGCTGAGGAGTCCCGGCGTCTCCGCGAACCCAAGGTGGCGTTTTGCAAAATCGTGCAATTCTGGGCCTTCTGTATCAAAGAAGACTTCCCTGAATCGGTTGTGAGTCAGCATCGCGGCAAACCACGCCAGTCCCTCAATTAGAGCGAGTCCGTTCTTCCGCTTCGCGCGAAGGTCTCCGGCGTCGGTGAACTGGATCGCCACGCGGACGGCGGCGGCGGTCTTGAAATAGAAGACAATCCGCTCCCCCTCTTCGAGAGCCCATGCCTCCTCCCCAGGTTGGAGTGACAGAAAGAAGTCCGGCGTCATACAGTCCCGGTGGTACTCGTCCGTCGCTATCAAGTGCTCCAAGTAGGCTCTGTCCCGCTCGGTGACGGCGCGGACGGTGTAGGGTCCGAAGGTGAATATCACGCCTTGGCTCCTTTCCCGACTGGCAAAATCCTCTGCTGGGGTAGGTTCTGGCCGCTATAAAACTGCCGATTGAAAGCGTCTCCCGTGGATGCCATCAGGGGCATTGACGCGACCATAAAAGGACTCCTCCCCAGAAGGTCCAAAGGTGCCGGAGTCTGGGCCTTCGCGGGAGCTCCAGGAGGGGTCCGGTCCCATCCCTCCATGCTCGGCTTTGCGGACTGTTTTATGGTGGGCATTACTGGCTCCTGAACTCCTTCCAAGTCTGACCAAAAATGGTGAACGCCAGTAGCTCATTCGGGGCGTCTTCTGCTGGCCAAGAAACCCTCATCTGGAAGTGTCTGCACCATGCCGTTTGCTGCTTCTGCGCGAAGTGGTATCTATCGCTGAAAAGTGACATGCTTGGGGGAAGATTTACGGGATCTTGGCGGGTACGATTCAGGCTCTCAAATGGGACTTCTGAGGATGGCTTAATCTCCCCTAAAAGTAGGGCGAGTCCGGCGCGTGTTCCGACGCGCACGGACTCTAGGGTGATGAAAGTTAAAGCGGCTAATTCTCCCGGCTGGGCGAGCACAATATTGCCGAAGTCTGTCTCTACCGGGAAGGCGATTCCATTGTCTGTATTTACGCTTCTGTCGCGCTGAAAAATAGGGGCGGTTCCACTCCTGCAACCGATCAATAAACGCCACTGGCCGGGGGTTACTTCGACGCTCTGAATGGCTCCGATTCCCGGTACTTGCGCCTGTGTACTCCAACTGGTTCCCTGCTCCGGCGCGGAGTTGTTATTCATGCGATACCATCCGGTCTTTGTATCCCCCACATAGAGCGCGGAATCGCGGCTGGACTGGTTGTGAAAAGTCACATAACTAGAGGCTGAATCGTAGTCATTTTCCAGTAAATCCGCGATGGGATAACCCACGTCAATAATCCCGGCTGAGGGGTCCAGAGAGATGAGCTGGCTGTTGCCCATAAGCATGAAAGCGGCGGTCTTATTCGTGGTGAAACAGTCATACGATCGGAGTGGTAATTGCTCAATAAAAACAACCATATAAAGCGGGTCGGAGCTGGTCGCGCTGCCTAGAATCATGTACGCATCCCGCACCGTCAGAACCATCATTCCAAGCGGCGTAACCCAGAATCTCGTGATCTTGGACTGGCAGGTAAAGAAGGTATCGAAGCCTGAGTTTCCGCTCGATCCGCTGGCCACGGCATCGGGTCCGCTCGATATCCAAACCACGTTTTCCACGGCGGCGAAGATGCGGCCAAGATGGTATCCCAGACACGTCGCTCCGGCTGGTAACGGCGTCCCCTCGCCTCCTACTAAAGCCTGAATCTCGGGGTTCAATGCGCTATCCGGCTTGGTGTCGATGTACGTCCACGTAACCCCTGCGCCGGGGTTCGCGATGGTGTCCAGAAGGAGGAAAGTGGAGCCTCCCTGTGCGGTGCGGTAAATCGGGATTGTGTCAATGGGCGGGTCGGCTGTCCCGACTCCCTGAATCACCACCTGGCCGCCTTTGATAACGGTGACTGGTACGCTCGGCGGGGACATTTCGCTAAGGTCGGTATTGGTTGAGTCTTGGTAGGCGTAGCCATACTGGACGGCGGCTGTCGCGCCTGCGGCGAAGTTCCCTACGTTCTGCCAAACAATCGTCCCGTCGAAGGTGTATGCGCCTAACAGAGTTTGCCAGGGTGCCGGAGGGGTGGCTGCGCTCTTACCACACTGAAGAATCTGTTGCAGGTAGCCGTTAGAATCAACAATCGTGTCAGCTCCTACGATGGCGGTTGTGGGTCCAATGTCCGGCCAGTAAAGCAGGTTCCCCATGTTCTTCCACGTCGTTCCTCCGTCCCCGGTTATTGATCCCACTCCTGCAACCCAGTTAGGCGCGCTGGCTCCGCTCTGGCCCTGCGTTTGGCAGTAGAAGAGGGTCGCAATGTTGAGCCCCTGTGCGTTGAGGACGGAGCCTACAACTGCATCCCCGAACTGATAGGCATGATTCGCAGTCCAGCCCGAAGCTCCCATGTTCTGCCACTCAACGGAACCATCAGGCGTTCCTCCCAGCGGAGCCGTCGTCCACACGGGAGCTTGAGCCCCAGTTGTTCCGAAGGTAGTCACGCGCTCTAGGAAATTGTTGGGGTCCTCGATGGTGAGCCCCTGGGTTTCTGTTGTGCTGTAGGCCGTCAAAGGCTTCCATGAGGCGTAGGTGTTGGGCCTCGGCTGCTGGGTTACAGTCGGCGCGGTGGTCGGCGCGGGGATTCCCCAATCTGTAACTTTTCCGGTTGCATAATTCCACTGCTTGTTGTCGATGCCATTGGTGAAGTAGAGCGTGTTGCCTACGCCTAGAAAGTAGGTCGAACCTGCGCCGGGAGTCTTGGTAAAAACGGAGGTTGCATTGGGCGCGGTCACGTCCCAAACGTCCGTGTTTGTGTCGGCCATCACGCGGATTAGTTCGCTGGTCAGCGTGAACGTGTTAAAGCTGTACCATCGCGTGATCGGATGCATGAGCGTGGGGTTGTATACGCTGCTGCCGGGTCTGCGGATGAGGGTGAGCCGTGAGCTGATTTCGCTGTTGAATCCGCCAAAGATGGAATCCTGCCGTCCCATCCCGTAGTGCTCCATGTAGTCGCTCGTCGCGGCGTCGCGCAACAAGCTGCGGTTTGTCCAGAGTCCGGTAAAAATCCGGTTCGTGTTGAGTGGCGCGAAGTTGGTTGGCTCCGCTCCGGCTCCGGCCATGACAAGGGCGTTAGGCATCAGGAGTTACCCCGCGCTTGCGTCCCTTGCTGGACTGTCATCTGTTCGCGTCCCTGCTGGCCTAGCAGCTCAAGGAAATTGCCTAAGAAGATGTTGCGCTGGGTCGCGGTCAATCCGTCTTGCGCTCCGAGTAGGTGGCTTGCGAACTTCCCCAGAAAAATAGGCGCGCGCGCGTCTTTGGTGAGGAGCGAAACGAATCCGAGAAAACCCCAGTCGTAGATGTAGCTGAGATGATCGGGGATCGGAGACCAGGTGTTAGCAAGCGAACTCATCAACACCGGCGCGCGCTGATAGCTTCCGTCGATGCCATATGCAACGTCTGGGAGAGTGTTGAGTCTGAGCGTCACGTTGCCATCGGTGTCAATCTCGTTCATGGCTGCGCTCGATGGCCTCTTCTCCACTGCCTCTGAAGCCAGCGTTTGAACCACGGTGATTTCAGTTACTTTCCCCGTGGGATCGGTGAGCCAGAGTTTTTCGATGAAGTGAAAATCGGAGAGAAGGATCAAGTAGTCCTGTCCCCAGCTGGTCGCGGTGGGGCTCAAGTCATAGTGAAACGTGCCACGGTTCCACGGCCATTTGAACGGCGGTCCCAGCATCGTTTGCTTGGTGATGTTCGCGGCGGAAACGGCTGGCTCGTTGTTCGAGATGTTCACAGGCTGATAGCCGATGAAGGGCATGGAGAACAATGCGCTGGCTGCGATATTCCGCGTTGTACTCATCTCTCATCTCCAACCGTAGCGATATGGATACGGGCCGGGGTCCGTCGTGTAGCTCGGTGACATTACGCTCTTGTCGGGGAAGAATCCTTTGCTCTCGTCTTCTCTGTCGTTCTTCACCGTCTCAGCGGCCATCGCTTCCAGCCACTCTTTTTTCATCAGGGGATAGCGCGCTTTGACGGCGGGGTTCGCACTATAGCGGTGGGCGTAGGCTACGCATCCATCGCGGAACCACTTCTCCTCGTCGTCGGGTACGGGGTCAATGTATTGCTTCAGCTTTGTGAAGCTCGGAGCCTTCTTCTGTCCCCACAAGCGCGCCAACCAAACTTGTCCTCCGCTGGGCGGCATCGGGTTGAATCGGAACCCTTGCGCGTCTGGATCGGCTACGGTCCATTCGCAAGTCCCGTCCGTGATGATCTGACCGATAGGCCAGGTATCCGGCTGTGGAGCTGGCCCTGTCCACGGTGGCGCAACTGGGGGAGTGTCCCCAGTGACTCCAAATTTCGTGAGTACCAGAATGTTCCCCGCGTTGTCGGTGATGTTCGTGCAAGGATTCTCCGGCACGTCCACGGCTCCAATCGGCCAGATGTAAGTCTTCTGCGCTCCCGGCCAGGTGCCTTGTTCGAGGTCGCGGTTATAGAACCAACAAAACTGATACGGGAATCCGCCTTGCACGTTGCTCATCTGCAAATCACGGACTGCGTATATCGGCCATGTTGGAGGAGGAAACATCGAATTGTTTATATCGACGCGGAGACCGTTTTCGAGCCATCCCAATCCCTTGAGCGCGAGAGTTGCGTAGTCCTGTTGGAGCGAGATGAGAGGGAAGGGAAGAATCTTCAGACGGTTCCACTTCCACGGGAATCGGACGCCAAGCAGCTCCTTCATCACATCGTTTCCGATAGTGATAGCTGGCTCGTCTGCCCATCCTCCCGTGTGATCGAGGACAGTTTGAATGTCCCCAATCGTTGAGATGGAGTCCATCACGTCCTGTAACTGGATCGTTGAATTTCCCACGCCTTCCCCCTCGGTAACGTACTGTGTACGTTTTTATTTCGGTCCCTGTCCCTGCGCGGCTGCGACCTGTGCTCTGTCGCGTTTCGCGCGCGCGTCCATCTCGCCTTTGAGCGCGGCTTTCTTCTTCGCTGGGTCGGTGGAGTTTTCAAAGGTTTCCTTCGCGGCCTCGCGCTGCTCCTCTGCGGTGGCCGGATCGCCTTGAGGAAACCCAAGTTTTTCTTTGAGGTCGGCGGCTTGCTTCATCTGCATATCCGCCATCTCGGAGTTATAGTCCGCCTGGGCGTCGCGTTCGGCTTCCAGCTCCTCGACGCGTTCTGAGTGAGCCTTCGGCTCCGGTGGCCAGTCAACGATATTGCGGTCTCGCGTGGCATTGGCCTTCTCGCCACTGCCAGCTCCGCGCGGTTGCGTCTGCGGCTGCTGCGGTGCGTCTGTCATGGTGGGTCTCCTTCGTGCTGGTTTGTGGCGCGCTTGGGTTGCTTCTCTCATCCGTTGCGGGATGGATTTTTTGGAGCTGCTGGGTCGCGTGGCCCTACGCATCCGCTCAGCGGTGGAGACGCGCGGCGGTGGCTTCTTCGCTGGCGCCTTCTTCTTCGCTGGCTTGGCGTGGGCCTTCGGCATTACGCGGCCTCGGTGTCGATCGGAGTGAAGCTGAACAGCGTCGTACCACTGGGCTCGTTGTCGGTGGGCAGGTTCAAGGCGCGGCGGTACTCTGTCAGGTCTTCTTTGTATTTCGCCTTCTGCTCCGGTGTTGCCTTCTTCGGTAGAGCTGCTGGCGGCTCCCAGACGTTTCCGCATCGCTGGCACACAACAATCGTGACGCCATGAGAAAGGGTGTGCGTGACCACGGCATAGTTCGCATCGTTGCCCTGGTATATCTGCGCTGTACCTTTCCCGCCTTTGCGGTGAACACAAGCGGCCTTAATCTGCGCCTGATTCGCGGCGTCGCGTTTCAAGCTCAGTTCAATCGCTCTGACTCGATTCGCGCGTGATGCGCGAACCATCTTGCGGTCCTCTGCGGCCTCGCGCGCCTCTTGGAGCTGCAAGTCTTCCAGTTCCTCCATGATTTGCTTTCTGTCCTGTGCTGGCATAAATCCCTCCTCGTGGCTGTTGGGTGGGAGAGGGGTGATGAGCAATCCCCCTCTCGCCTCCACTCATCACGGCATCGCCCTCCCTTGAGCGTGGCGTGATGAAGCGTTTAACTAATCGTGCTGACGGCATCCATGTAGCGAAGGCGTTGAACGGGGTCCGGTGGCAGAGTCGCGGTGAACATTGTGTTGTAACTGGCGAACCCTCCGATCATCCGACTGGGATCGTAGCCGCTCGGCTCCGTTAAGCGGCGAACCCAGACGTTCAAGTTCCTCCACTTTCCATCGCCAATTTGTGTATTCTCTTTCGCGCCGAAACTGATACTGATAACTCCGTCCCTACCTGTTAGGTAAGTGCGTAGTCCCGTTTGCGTCGTTCCGCTGTAATTGGCCGTAGTTTTCACGAAGGTCGATTGAAAGAAAGTCGCGCCTCCCCAATCGAGCACAGTAATCGCGTCGCCATCCGGTGCGGGAAGCTCTTTCAGCCTCTCGTTCCCCTGGGCGGTGCGCTTCAGTACGTCTGTCAGGGAATTATTTTTGGAGTCTACAAGCACGTCTCCGACACTAAAAGGATGTGTCACTCCGAAGTACCTGCCGTCTTCGAAGGGAAGGGCATTTACTCCCTGCAACGATTGGACGGCGGTGGTGATATCGGTGGTGGCGAGTGTGGCCGCTCCGGTCTTCGAGAGATGACCAACAAGCGGGTCGATTGCGTTGGCTCCGTCTGCTGTGTTCTGGACGATGATGTTTACGAGCTGCGCGAGACGATAGGCCATCTGCGTCCCCAGTGCTTCGAGCGCGGGGTCAATCGCGGTCTGAAGCGCGTACATGGAGATATTCATGTAGTCCGCGTAGTTGCCGATTGTGGACGTGTTCTGTACCACAGAGACGGTCAAGCCAGTTTGGATCGTTCCTTCCGGTGCCTGGGTGGTCGGTGGCGCGGGAAGGTTCTGATACATGAACAGGACGAGTTTGTTACCGCTGTTCTCGTCTAGCTGGCGTCGTGACGTGCAACGAATCCACGGAGTGTTCCCCTTAAGGTTTTCAATGAATATCTTGTCGAACTGGGTAACAACACTCTGCGGGAGATTCGTGGTGAGGTTGGACGCTGGGCTGACTCCGACTCCCAGCACAAGGGTATGTACTCTTCCCACGTTCCCGGTGTAAACGACTGCGGCTGAGCCTAGCGCGCAGATGAACTCGATTACCGGGACAACATACTTGCTAAAAAACTTCCTGCCGCGCTCGGCGGCTGCGGAATCGTTTCGCATGGCTTCCCCCTCGACGGGTTTAGTCACGCGCCCATTGCATCGACCTGTCGCCTGAAATCTGGATCGCTGCGAAGTTTATCGGAGTATTCAGCCCGGCTCATTCTCTCAATGTCAGCGCGTGTGTACTTCTGCTTTCGCGATGGCGGCGGCGGCGGCGTTGCGGATGCATCGCTGCTGCGTAGTCCTGTCGTCGCAATCGTGCGGGGTCTGGGAGAGTAAGCGGGTTGTGTCGCTGACTGACCGTTAGGGCGTCCGGTGCCGTTGACTAACACGGGTTGAGCGTTGGGCTCTTGTTCTTCTTCCTCGGAGTTTCGCTGATCGGTTGGCCAGGGGATTAAGTCCCCGCGCTCTTGGAGCGTTGCGAACGCGATAGCAAGATTGTTCCTCGTCAAGTCCCAGCCGTTCGCCTTCAGCTCATCGAAGAGAGCATCCCGGTTCTGCGGTACTGGGTAAAAGTCTGGGTGTTCGGTGCGGAAGGCTTGCGCCTCCTCACCATAGATTCGGTCCTGCTCCTCGCTGCTCTTTCGCCCGAAGTCCGCGCCTAATTTGTTAGGCGCGATTCCCATTCGGGCGGTCACAATTTCGTCCACGGCCTCAACTACGCTTGCGGGGTCTGTTATCTCGGAGCTTAGTCTTAGTCGGTCCGCGTTGGTCAGCTCTTTTGGCTGGACTCTTAGTGGGGGTCTTAACGCGTCCGGTTTTCGTAACCTCGCAATCTCACGGTTGGCGTGAACTTGCGAGTTTAGAAGCTGCTCGATGATTTCTTTTTCCGATTTTCCTTTAAAGGTGGATACCCGTTTACCCTCTGCGTTCTCTATGATCGCCTCGATGTATCCCTCATCGTTGGGTTCGCCGTCGTTCAGCAATTTGTATTCCATTGGGGAGTCTCCTAGACGCCTACGTAATCCTCCTCATCCGGTGCGGGTTTGCTTGGATCGAGTAAGTTCTCAATCATCTTTTCCCGCGTGGTGAGTTCGGGTACTGGCGGTTTCCGTTCGACAGACCTGAGATAATTTGCTGCCTCTAGTTCAATTTTTTCCTGCATGTGGGTGAACATCTGCCATGAGGCTTTCGCCATCTTGTGATTTGCAAGTACGGCGGATTCGTCTGCGGGGTCGGTGTTGATTAGGTTGGTCTCGGTCTCGATGCATACCATCTCTAGTACATCGAGCACATCGGGGTAAACCTCTGAGTTACGAAAAGCTAAAATATTTCGTCGCTGAATCGGCCTCAGCTCTGAAGTCACTCCGAAGGTTCGCTCGGTGCGGATCGGATCGCTCATGCTGGCTCGATTCTGTTTTTGGCGGTGGTGAGCATCCAGTGAATTTGTTCTATGGTCCCCGGACCGTAGTGATGTAGGCCGACTCTGCAACTGCTGCTGTAGGGCTTTACTACCTCGCGCGTCAGAATCAAAACGTCGCTCGGGTTAATCTCTCCGCGCTCGATGCGGCGAATCAATCCGCGCATACATCCCGTCACGTCGTAGCGCGTCCCCTGGTCGATAGCGCGAAGCTTGGCCATCAGGAGCCTCCTACAGACGTTCCGCCGAAAAATGGGGTGGCTTGCATGGTGCGCTCGTCGGCGGTTCGCTCTGCGAAGCTGGCGGCTCTGTCCAGTGGGCTTTCTACGGCCGTCTGGTGTGCTTGCTTCACGGCGTTCACGGCGATTCGTCCGCTGATCTTCTTGTCCTCCATCTGCATATCGCCCTGTTGCTTCTGGTGGAGGAGGGATTGTTTCGAGTTCGCCTGGACGTTGGCTTGCTGCTGCTGTTGCTGTTGCTGCTTCTCCTCGTCGGTCATCTTTACCACGAGGTCTCGCTTGTTCTTCCACTCGCTCATATCCAGCACCATGTTCACCAGCTCCATCACGTCCACCTTCCAGCCCGTCTCTGAGAGCTGCTGGATGAGAGCCTGATTGCTGAAGACTTCCATGAGGAAGGGAAGGGCTTGCGCCATGCGGCTTTTCGCGGCCAGCCGTGTCCCGGCCAGCGTGTCGAACTTAACCACCTGTGAAAGGAAGTCGCTGAAGTCCACAACCAGGTCTTCGGTCCGCTCGGCCAGCACGTTGCGGATTTCTGCGATGGGCATACGCTCCTTCACCATGCGGTAGACAAAGCGGAGGAAGGGAAGGAAGACGCCATCAATGAATCGCTCCACGGGGGACTGAAGGCGTGTAGAGCTGGCCGCGCCAACCATCCCCGCTCCGGTGCCTGATCGCACAATGCTCGAACCCCGGCCTGGGATCGAACCTTGTACGGTTGCTTGATCGGCTCCCGTGGCCCCCTCTGAGCTGGACACTACGGCCTGTATCGCACGCCACGCATCAGGGGGGACTATCGGCTGTGGCACAAGCGCGATGGCTTTGGTGGCATCGGCTCCGTCCACCATGCGGATTCCCCCAAGGCGTCTTCGTTGGTCCTGCGTCGGTACGTTGGCTCCGCGCGCAACTGCGTACTCCGGCTGGACTGCGAAGGCCAGAATATCCATGAGCGCGTTAAGTAAACCTTGTTCGCATCTTTGGTCTGCTCCGGCTATGCGGCCAACCCCAAGGCCATACCCCGCGTTGTCGATGTCCCAGTAGTTCGCGGAGTAGAACGGCTTCTCCCCCAGGTTGTGCGTCTTGTTGCAAATGACAACCTTCTGTTGCAGTACCACGCGCTTTTGTGTCCTGCTCCACCATTCCAAAACCTGCATCGGCTTCTCTAAAGGATCTTCGGACCACTCGAAGTCCTGACGCTCGGCGTGGTGGATGCTCGTGTTCGCGGTCATCGCCTGTTCGGTGGGCGAGATTCCCACGGGCGTCTCCACGTCCTCCATGAAGATTGCGCGGAGCTGTTCATCGGAGGGAATGTCGTACTCATCGTTTTCGCGGAGCTTGTTCAAATCGTCATAGGTCAAATACATCTCGTGGACGATGTACTTGGCTTTCCAAATCTGGTTCGGTGCCTTCCACGTCGGGTCCACGAAGACGGTCCCCAGCTCGCATTTCTCGAAGGTCGGGCGGTTGTACGTTACCTCAACGTCGATGGCCTCGAACTCATCGCTGGCCTCTGTCGGGATCGTCAGCGGTGGGCCAAAGGGCATCTCGGTTATCTGCGGGGCACTCTTGCGCTGGTAGTGGGTCTCTACCTCGGTGACGGTCTCCCATCCGGCTTTAAAAACTACGGTCCCCTGATTCACCATCCCCTGAATACCGTAGGTACACTCCTGCTTGAAATTGATCTGGTCCAGCAGCTCCGCTATCAGCTCCTTCCACGCGCGCGCCGTGTTCTGGTGCGCGCTCGGGCGTGGGCGGATTTCAAACGGCGTGGCGTCAGAAAAAATGGCTCCCGTTATCGCGGGAGCCAGGGAGTTTACCTGTTTGGCAACAGTAAATCGTGAGATGTTCGCGCGCGTGACGGAGGAGCCTTCAAAGACGGCCAGCGTGCGCGGCGATTGATAGAGCAAATCGGATTCAGTCCATTGCAACGGCCAGCGGCGGTTTTCGAGCCACGCACTCGCGCGTATGTAGTCCTGAACAACGATGGATAAAACGGCTTCGTCGGTGTACTTGGCTGGTAGTGCTGGGTCGGCTGGCGTCTCCACGTCCTTTGCGTAGACGGGCTGACTCCAATTGCTTTCCGCTATCAGCGTAGCCGTGGCCATGACACCGATTCCTCATCCGTTTTGAGTCTCTGACCTGCTCTGGGAGAACTAAGGACGGGTTCGGGTCGGGTAAATCAAGGGGTCCGGCCACTTCCGTTAAATCGCTGGGCTTAACCTTTCGGCGTGCCGTTGAAAGTGCTTGCATACTACCCCCTGAGTTACGGAAGTTCCAAACTTTCGCTTTTTCTATGCCTATCAAGAGTTACCGATGATTTCGGCCTCTTCCGGCGTGGCTGGCGGGGGAAGGTGAAGGGCTTTCAGTTCGGCGGCGTCGGCGGGTCGCGGAGCGCGCAACATCACTCCCATGCTGAGACAGACGGAGCCAAGCGGGGTGAGGCGAACGAAGTATTTCCCCGCAGTGCCAAGCTCGGTCCCGGTGAGGTCTTCGATGAGTCCGCGCTCGATCAGCGGTATGAAGAGTTGTTGGTACGTCAGCGGGTCGTCTTCGTCGCGGAGAGCTCCCCATCCGATTCCGCCAAGCTGGTCCTTCTTCTTCTGCGCTGCAAGCTCCTGCAACACGCGAAGGTGACGGGGAATGATGTGCATGAATTGCTCGGGTAGGGTCATCCGTTTAACCCCGGCATCCAATTTTCTAAGCCATTTTCGGTCAAGGGTTCTTCCTCGATCGCTGTCTCTTCCCGCTCCTCCGGCTCCGGCTCCGGTGGGGCGTACTGGCCTCGGCCATACACCAGGTTGAAATGGTCCCGCTCCTTCGCTGCTTGCCACGCCAGGGCGTCGTCCTCTTGATCGTCGGCTGCGATGCTCTGGGGTAGGTGATCGGCCACGCGGGAGACAACATCGGGAAGGGCATTGTCAGGGATCATCGCGTACTGGGTGAACTCAAGCATCAGCGGTTTTAGCTGTCTCATTCCTGCGAAGAAGTATAGGCGCGCGTTCGACAAGACGGCTTCGATGTTGCGGATTCTCAAATCGCGTTCGCCCGTGTCCTCCTCTCCCTCTTCACGTCCAATCCAGTCCATCCCTACGCTCCATCCTGTCGTGAGCGCGTAGTTGTTGATTGCTGGCGTCATCAGGCGCGCGCCGGGGCTGTCCTCAATCTCGATCCGGTGGGTGTGATACTTGCGCGCGGTGTTGACGACCAACTTGGCGAGTAGGCTGGGCTTGTAGTGGCCCTGCATGGCCTCCACGATGTAACAACGGTTGCGGTGGAGCTGTCCCACGGCACAAGCGGCCATCATCCAAGAGCGTTTCTGACAGGGGAATCGCCAACAAATCACCGTTTGCCCCTCAAGCGGGATCGCGGTCTCCTCCACCATCGCGGCCAACATCTGCTCCTGACTGAAAACCACTTCATTCGCGCCATACTCATCGAGCAAGTATTGCGTGGCAAAACTCTCGAATCCACTCTCATATTCGGTTCTCAAAAATTCGTAGTTGAGGATGGTGGGGAAGTGTAAATCCACTTCGTTCTCTTCAGGGAATCCGTTCTGGTCGATGCGCTCCCCGCTCCTGAGTCGCATGGCTGGCTTGATGACGCGGCGTAGTGTGCCTGGGCGTGAGGTCAGAATCTCATCGGTGAAGAGGTCTCCGCTGCCGTAGATGGTGCCGATTCGGATTTCGGAGCCAACGGGCAACAGCACCTTCTTGGCCAGCTTGTACTTTTTCACGATTCCCGCGCGGGCCTCGAAGGTTCGAGAGTTGCGATTGTTGTGAATATCGTCGCTGATGAGGACGTTGGGGTGATAGCCAGAAGTGCCGGCCTCGATGCTCTCTCCCCAGATTGCGGGTTCGATGATCTTGGGCTCCTCCTGTCGGCTGGCCGTGGTGAACTCCCCGGCGTCCGGCCTCTTGTCCACGCACAGCTCCGGCCAGAGAGCTTGAAAGAGCGTCGATGTTGAACTCTTCGGCCTATAGAAGAAGCTGCCAACCTGCGTAACGAAGTCTTCGGCCAGGTCTCCGCGTCCGCACATAATCATTATCGCGATGGTCAGCGGCCAGCAGATGAGGAGCTGGACGCAGTTGGCGAGAGACAGTGTGGTTTTGTAGACGCCACGCGGAAGCAGCAGGGAACCCACGCGCTTGTAAAACTTATTGGCCTCGTCAATCCACTCGTTCAACGTGAGCGCGGTATTCTTCGGCGGGAAAAACGCTATGGCGTCATGGTGGACTTCTTCATCAATCAGGGTGTAGCCCAACACCCAAGCCAGGGCCAGTAGGTTGTTCTGGGTGACACGTCGCCCGTCCTCGCGGACTTTGGGATCGGTAAGGACAAGCTGGGTCAGCTCGGCGCGCCACTTGCGGTTGTCGGCCTTCTCATAGCGCGAGTCCCGCAAACGGCGCCAGTCAAAGTTCATCGCGGGATGGCTCTGAACCTGAAGGGAAATTTCCCGGTCAGGGAGTCGAAGGTTTTTTCGTCATAAGGGCGATAGTCTGGACTGAGCGCAAACAGCTTGTTCATTAGCCTGACGCCAGTACGCGCCATCTCTGGATCGTTCTCTGACACAACTCTCGCCGTCGCGAACCCCATCATCAAGGCCAGTGTGTCTTTCTCCGTCTCGCTCAACGTACAGTCGATTTTCATTGCGGCGGTCCCTCGTTCTCTTCTGGCATTTCGCCCATGTGTTGCTCGATGTGAGCCAGCATCGCGGCCTTGTCCGGTAGCGCATACTCGGCTTCGTTTCGCTGCCCATCGGCGGCGGGGTTGCCGTTCTTGTCGCGGAGGTCATGGCGCGCGATGTAGCCCTTGTTCTTGGTCCGGCGCAAGTGAACCTCGTGGGTGTGAAGCTGCTTCCCTTGACCACCCAAAATTTTTTTCGCTGCATCCGGCATCGTCGGCTCCAACGGTTGCGATCCTTGCGCCGCCATAAGACTCCTCCTCTGAGATTCTGACGTGAATGGTTATGCTGTCTGCGTCCCGCTCGAAGCGATACCACTTGCGCGGGTCCGGCTGGATCAGAGCTGCGATGAGCTGGGGGATAACGTAGTAGTTCATAATTACCCCGTCAATCTCCATCTCCTCGGCGCGGAAGATTACGCTTAGTCCTGTCGCCACGGTCTGTTCTCTCCGGTGTACTTGTCCTTGTTGTCAGGGCACACCAGCCAGCCATCGTCCGATACCTCGCGGTACGGCTTTACATCTTGGCCGTGGTCGTACTCCGGTTTGTGTTCACTCTCACGATTGGTCTCCGCCATTGTTGTCCCCTCCCATACGTCTCCACGCGCATATCCCATTCGGTCTCGCTCAATGCACCTTCGGCCTCGGGATCGTGGTGGCTGAAAATTTTTGTTCTGGTGATCTGGCTGATTTCGCAAAGCGGATGACACTCGCAATAGGCGGACAGTTTGTGGGCGGTTGAGGGTAGTTCGTCGCCGTCCGCTTCGACTATCGGAACAACGTGGTAGGCCATGAATTGACCGTCCCGGTCCCTCTGTTGAAAGGCTCCCCAGCTCATACGCTCACTCCCGGCGAATGGCCATCTTGTTCATCGTGTGCCTGAATCCGTCTTCAAACTCAAGCAGGACGATACTCTGACCTGGCTTGAGGATTCGGCATCGCTGGCCCTTGCGCTCTAACTTGTCCCAGTGAAGGACGTAGGGGAAGGGGTTCGGAGTAGCGGCCTCGTGAGAGGGTTGCGCGCCCAAGTGCATAATACCTGTTCGCAGTAGGGCATCGGTGCGTTTTTCATCTGTAGTACGCTCTTTTTTTTTCATCGCAATTTACTTTTGATCAGCGCGGCTATTTCTGGATGCTCCTTAGCATGACAATCCGTACAGAGCGTTTCCCCATTCTCCACTTCATATCGGAGGTCGGGATATTCGGCAAAGCTCTTTTTATGGTGGGCTTGCAGCTTATAACGGCATTTACAACGTACACATTGGTGTCCATCTCGTTTCCTAACTTTTCTTCCCCAGGTTGCTAGCATCGCCACATCGCGCGGGGTATTTGGTCTCGTTGATGATCTTCGAGCGAGACCGTTGCATGTATACGAACAATATTTCTTCCTCTTGTTTTTTGCGTTGATGAGTGAATGTTGTTTACAGTGCTGGCAGGTGAACCGTTTAGGTTTGCGCGGTCGTTGTTTGTATGAACAGGAGCGTGAACAGAACATTCGAGGGCCACACATCGACTGGCTCCTCCGAAACGGAGTTTTACAGTGGAGACATAGATACTCTCCAGTCGTCTGCGACGTTCGATAGTCGTTAACACATCTTCGGGTACAAAACTTTTGAGCTGCGTTGGCTATTTGTTTGGGCCTAAAGGATTTTTGACAATATTTGCATTGTCTCCTTGCCATACGATCTATCCCTCTCATTTGGAAGCCTCTAGAGCGCGTAGGGCGTCGTCGCGCGACACATTGACCCTTGCGAACTCCGCGGAGTCGGCCTGGGCAGCGTGGAGCTTGCGGATGAGGTCTTTATGGGAGAGCCGGACCATGCGCTCATCGCTCATCGGCGCAATCCCCAGCACCATCCAGCAGTCCTCGCCCTCCCCGGCCTGGGCGGGGAGCTGCTTGAACCCGGTGAAGATGCGCTCCATCATCTCGCTTGCTCCCCAGCGTTCAATCCCGCGCATGGCCTCAATCGTCTTGCCGATGGCATAGAGGTTGTCACGGACGTAGGAGTATTGATCGCAAGCGAACACGAGCTGCTTCTCTTCGCGGGTGAAGTAGACGGCCACGCCAGAGTCCACGGGCTCCCGGTCCAGCCGTGGCGTCCCATCGTTCTTGAGGGGAAGGTTGGTGGAGATGACCGTGTTGGTCCCTCCCATCCGCTGAATCTCCCAGCGCAAAAAATCAAAGGCTTTCGATGCGTGGGTTTTGAACTTGGACGCGCCGGGAGTCTTGGTTCGCTTCCATCCGTCCGGCCACTGAAGAGGGTAGGCGGCTACGAGTTTCGCCTTGCTCATGCGGGGTTCTCCAATGAAACAATCTTTCTCTTCAGGCGTTCAACCTCTTTGAGTAGCTTCGCGGATATCTGCTCCTCGGTAAGTCCGGCCTTCTCCCATCGTCGCCAAGTCTTGTAGCGTTCGCGCTCCTCCGGCGTCGAAGGTCTGAGGCAATAACGACACTCGGTTTGATCGGCCAAGCTTCGTCCCCAGTTTTTGCGCGCCTTCGTACATTCGGAGCTGCACGTTACCGCGTCCTTCTTTCGTGTGGGTGGAATCGGTTTGGTACACATCACGCAGTGCGTTTGTACCCCTGTATATGCGTCTGTTCTAGCCATTGGTCTCCAATCGGGTTATGAGGTATTCAGTTCGCGGGTTGTCGCGTTGGTCCTTGTGGACGATACAGTTGCTCAGTCCGCCGTCTACGGCGGCGTCGCTGTGTATCACTCCACAGTTTGTCAGCGCGTCCAAACCACATTTCCAGAAATTATCGAAGTCGCCACGCTGACGCGGACCCAGGTATACATCCATCTTGACGGCATAGCGCGCGGCTTTTCGTTCCTTGTCGGTCTCCGGTGCCACGGACAGGCCTGCGGCGAAGATTGCCACGGCATCGTAGTAGGCTTTGGCCGCTTTCGTCACCTTGAAACCCATGTGGCTGTACCCGTCGCGCCCGGTATAGCGGCATGGGCGTTTGTAGTGATTCCCCGTGACCGGAATCAGGTAGGGTACGGTAAAGCAAATTTCTGATGGCGTCATCATGGAGCCATGATACGCTCTTGTTCATGGCAAAGAAAAAAATTGTTAGTAGGGCATCCAGTCCTCGTCCTGATCGGCAAAGTAAGAAGAGGACAGGCTATGTGAGTCAGAGTGTCCGGCTCTCCGTGGCGGACAACAAAATCCTCCGCGAAGCGGCGGCGTTAGATGGTATGTCAATCAACTTCTGGGCATCGCGCGCGCTCCTCGTGGCGGCGAACAACCGGATTAACAAACAAAAGCAGAAAGAGAGCGTAACCCTTGGCTAAACCAACAATCACTTCATCTCCCAGCAAAACCAGCAGCAACGTCCCCCTCATCCCAAAGGCCACTGATCCGCGCGCGGAGCTGTTCTACCTGCTTGGCCGCATCGAGGGCCAGGGCGTCGAAGGCTCCAAGCGTATCGCGGAGTTGGTTATTGATTTAACGATGAACCATGCAGCTCCCACAACCACGGACGGAGGAGAGTAATGTCGTCGTCTCTTTATCAAACCGATGGTCGCGTTCGCACCATCACACCAGCCAACGGCGTCCACTGGACGTTGGAGGAGCTACAGGGGCTCGTGGGCGGGTACGTCGAAGTCTTGCGGACCGTCGATGGCGGGTTCATGGTCATCAACGAAATGGGGAAGGTGATGAACCCACCTATGGAGTTGAACATCCCGGCCACGCGGCTCTACGTTCACGGGCGGCGGGATGTGATCGTGGGCCCGGCTGTGGTGGTGGATAGTAAGGTGGAGCTGGATGGTCCCGACGAGGATGAAGAAGGAATACAAGACTCGAACTAGCAGAATTGCTCCGGCGTTCTGCCCGTTCTGTTTCAAAATGCTGGATGCTACAACGTCTTTAGGATCGGAGGAAGTCCCCCAGCCGGGGGACTTCACCGTTTGTATCGCCTGTTGCGGCGTCCTGCGGTTTACCGACGATATGAGCCTGTTGCCGTCGTCGCTTTTGGAGATTCCAACCCACTCCCGGCTGGAATTTGCCAAGGCGGTCCAAGCCTGTAAGGAATTGCCTTCCCGTCAACCAGCACATCGAACTTAACCCGTAAGTTTAACGGAACCAAAAAGATAACCCCTTTAATTTCTTAAATCGCGCTATAGTTTGTTAAACCTTCGCTTTGGCGGCGGGTTGATTGAGAAGGCGCGGATTAGCTATCCGTTGCTGGCGGGGGGAGACTACGACTCCCCCTACCCCCTCATCGTAGAAAGGGCTGCTTCATGGAGTCTCACCAAAATTTCGATTTCAAAAAACGAGTTACGAAAATCCCCAGCGGATCGCGCGCGAGTTCCCCGCGAATCATCCGCCAAGTTCTGTTTTGGAGAGGAGAAGTTTTGTTCCTGAGCGAAGCTGGCGCAATCTCGATGCGTCGAAAAGATCCAGCTCGTTCCCATCGTTAAAGTCGTAAGGCTCTGGCGGAACCCAGAGCCTTACCGTTGAAGCCATTTCACCCTATTACTCAACCCCTACTCGTTAGTAGCGAGTGGATCAGGAGTCGTTTCGCTATGCACAACACTACTATGCATAAGACTACATCAAACCGCCATGCGCTGCAATTAAATTCTGTTAATTCGCGGGTTTCTACCACTTCAGAGGGACGCTTCCACAAGCGTCCATGCGGACTAGAGCGGTTCATACCCCTAGCGGGTCCGCGCGAGACCTACATGGTCATTCGGACGTGGATGCATCCCCAGAGTCGAACTTGTGTCCCAGGCATCGAGGACATAGCTGAGCGCGCCGGAGTCTCACCTAGGACGATTCAGCGTCATGCCAGATACCTTAAGCGCATCGGCGTTTTGATCGTCCGCGAACGGCGTATCGGCCATCGCTCCCACGCTACCCACGTCTACACGTTTCCACTTTTGAATGAGGATTTTTTGCGTTCAAGAGTGTCACCCGTGGGGTGTCAAATTGTCACCGTTAAGCAAGTACCTGAGATTAAACAACATACAACTACCCCGCGCGCGCCGGAGGCGCGGCGGTGGACTCAGGATCGTGAACCAGCGAAGAGACCAGAAACCCCTCCGTTCACCAGGTGGCGCGAGTGGCGCGAACGCTGCGAACGTCGGCGGCTGCGGATGCGATCGGAGGCGCGGATAGGCACGTATGACCCGTCTGAGGCTCCAGCTCCGGCCACGGCGGTAGAAATGGCGAAGGTTGAGGCGGAATTGGAAGCCTGGGCGAAGCAAGCGAGAGAACGGCGTGAGGAGAACCAGCGGGAAGAGGATCGTAAGCGACAAGAGCGTTTGGCGTATGTTGAACGGAGAAGGTTTGAGGCTGCGGAACCACCGGACGCGGAGCTGCAAGCGAAGATCGACGCGCTGAAGCAAAAATTTGGGATGACGCGATGATGGAGGCATGATGAAGGATCGTATTGGAAACAAGCTGGCGAAGGGCGACAAGGTTTCGGTGGCATTGCCGGAGTCCAACATCTTCGGCTTCGTGGCTCAGATCGAGGAGGGCGGATTGATTACCGGAACCCGTAGCCGTGGCGGGATGGACAAGAGACCAGGGCGGATACTGATTTCGTGCGTCCTTGCGCTGCCCATTGACCCCGAATACGATAGCGTGTCGCAGATCGTTAAGGTGTACGACCCAGACAAGCATGATGAACCACCAGCGGAACGCCCAAATTGATTTGGGGATAGTCCCCACGCGGTAGAATTGCCAGTTATGGGCCTCTTGATTGTGGAGCAAGGTATTGTGATGCCGGACGCGGATTATGAGCTGATCCGTGTCGGCTCACGGCTCCACAAGCAAGGTCGGCGCATGGCGATAGTTGATAGATCGGACTATCGGGAGTATGCGTGGGCGAGTTGGACACTGAGGCGCGCGGACTCTGGTAATTACTACGCCACTACCACCATCAAGGGCGTGTCGGTGGATATGCATCGGGCGGTGATGGGTGTCACTGATCCCGGCGTCTACGTCGATCATCTGGACGGGTTCGGACTGAACAACAGGCGGTACAACTTGGTCCCAGGCACACCAGCGGCGAACGTGGCCACGCGGCGGCGGTGGGAAGTTGAGCGAAACCGGAAAACAGACAAACATGAGGTTGTGGTGTATAGTGCGGATGGCTCTAGGAGCGTCGTAGCGGCGTTTGAAAGCTATTCGGCAGCTCACCACGAGCGGTATGCGAAAGAGGCATACTGGGCGGCGTGGGAATAGTCCCCACAAAAGGGTAAAGTAGGCTGGGGCAGGGACCGAGGAAAGAGCCGAAGCGCGCCCGTAAATAAAGCAAAACAGAAAAAGACTAGCCAAGCAGAATGGGAAAATGCTAGTATCAAAAACGCAAACAAAAATAATGTAAATAATTTATTTCTGAGACTAGAGGATGCGGCGCCGCCATACGTCGAATAAATAAATTATTTACATTATTTTTGTTTGGGTTTTTGATACTAGCATTTTACCA